GATTGCCCTCGAAACCTACGAGGCCGCTTGAGTATTGCGCGAAGCGGTCCTCAGAGTACCCACCACCCTGCACGACATACGTGGAATAGTCGGCGTATCGATTGCGGCCCACCTCGAGTGGAAGCGGGAACTCATATGTAATGCTCGATGCGAGGCTCGAGCCTGCTGATCCAGGGATGTCGTAATCAAATGTCTCAACTACTTCCAGCTGCACCTCGTGCCAGTCAATGAAGAAATTGCGCTCAGTGTAGCGGTCACCCGTGAAGCGTGCCTGAATCTCAAACTCGCCTGACCACGTGCCGCCCGCACCACCGCTGATAATGCCGGTTTCGTAGTCGAGCGTGCCACCGCCTGAGAAGCTCACAGTGCCGCTGATTGGTTTCACTATTGGCCGGTCATAGCTGACGCTCCCTGCCGTGTATCGCTTCACGAGCTGCCCACTCACGATTGGTTCACCACTCGCCTCAAAGTCGAACGGATCTTTGAATCGAAAAGAATCTGACTGGCCACGCCTGTTGATAAAGAAATTGAGCACCTCAACGCGCACAGCATCGGTGATGGTGCTTGTGTCTACTCTGAATATCCGCCGCGCGTGGATGCCGCTTGCCGCATTGCGCTGCTCCGTACCATTGGCTGAATGCACTACAGTTGTCTGAAACATTGGCCCGCCAGTGATCGCGCCGTTCGCGAAAATAGCTAATTCAGGAAAGCTGCTGGCATCGTAGGTCGCCATCTCACCTGGCCCCCTCGTTGCGTTGCGCTCGCTTCACCGCGCTCATCACGGTCGCAGCAAGCTGATCCTGTGTGCGCTTGTCTACCGTGCCTGATGGCGCATTCACCCCGACGCTGATGTTGAATACATTGCCAGCACTGCCTGCTGTGACGGGTGCGATGTGCATTGGCTGATTGCCGCTGAAGATAAGCTCCGGCCCACGCTCACCAGCCACGCCAAACTTGCCTGGCCCCAAAGTTCCCCCCGACGCAAAGAATCCGCCGAATATGGTGCCGATGCCTTTGGCTATTCCACCGAACACGCCCTTCAGCCCGCCCGCACTCAAGCCGCCAAACAAGTCCTTGAGTGCGCTTTGAAGCATGTCAGTCAGACCGCGAACGACAGGAGTAATGAAAGACTCGCGCAGTGCTTTCGTGAACTCGATGGCGAAGGTATCAACGACGCCAATGGCGAGGCCCGCGAATGCCGCGCCCACCGTCTTTTGCGCTGTCAGGATGCTCACGAGCATGTCATCGAAGATGGCTGAGAATTGCTCATCGAGCCGCGCCTGTTCTTCTGTTCGAACAGTGCTCGGATGTGGTGGAAGCCCGGAAGCCGACAGACCTGGAATGATCTGACCTGGCCGTGCTTGCTGGAACGGCGAGCCGGACACTGCGAGCGGTACGCCTTCGGTGATGTTTGCAACTTGATTGCCTAATATTGTCAGGTTGCGTGCAATCTCACGCGCGTCCACTTCTGCCAGTGCGCGTGCCATATCAGCCGCATCGTCTGCCTCGCGTTCCAGTCGCTCGAGCGCGGGGCGCAATAATGCAATGGGATCGAATGCACGCCCTAGTGGTAGCCGCGACTCAGCCGCCCTTGCTGCACGACCAGCCCGAGCGCCACCACCGCCTCCTCCCCTGCCACCAGTAACGAATCCTGCATTTGGCGGCCCTGCAACCTCATCCGCTCCCGCCAACGGTGCCAGCAGCCCCACAGGATTGACAGCGACCTTGCCTAAGCCCAGCAACAGCTGCAGATATGTTGATTTACTTATGAGACTGTCAACCTTTTGCAGTCCCGCAAACGTAAGTCCCAAGCTCGTCGATATGCCATCAAGCGTGTTAGCGACTGTATCTCCCGCTGACGTGCCCGCAAGATTCTGCTTGAATACAGTCCACTGGTTATCAAGATGGTTGATCTTCGCGTCGAGTCGCCCCGCCGCGTCGATGGCCCTCTCTGTTGCGATCACACCCGACTCTTCAAGTTCCTTCCTTGAGCCCTGCAGGACCGTGGTCAGATTCTCTGCTGATCGCACAAGCTGGCCCACACTACGCCCAAATACCTCATTGGTCGCAGCGGCGCCCTCGGTGGTTGATCTGTACTCCTTAAGGTTGCTTATCGCCTTGAGGAATGCATCGCCGGTATCCTTACCCGCCTCGACTGCATTAATGCCCAGCACGTTCAGTGCTTTCGCCGCATCGCTTGCCGGATCATTGATGGCTGATTGAATTACATTCTCAAACGTGCGGAATGATCGCTCTGCAAAGTCTGCGCTTTCGCCTGATAGCCGTGCCGCTGCTGAGAGCCGCTGCACCTGATCGATGCTCAAGCCCGTGCTCTCAGCCACATCGAGCATTGAGTCTGAGACTGCCACGCCCTCAAGCGTCAGCTTCACAAGTGCCGAACCGAGTGCTGCAATTCCGGCAACAGCCGCCACAGCCGCGCCGCCAACCACACCAAAGCTCCCCGTCAACGATTCGAGCTGGCCACTCAGGTTTGAAACTTCGCCGCCAACCCGACCGACAGGCCCGCCAAGCCCCTGCAATGCTGAACCGAATCGCTGCGCCTGCTTCTCCGAACGCTGCATCGAAGAGTCAACGTTCTGTAGTGCGCGTGTGGCCTGCTTCTCGCCAGCCACAACACCTGACGAATCAAGCGCAAGATGTACTAAAGCAATGTCAGCCATTAGCGTTTGGCCCTTGCCGATTGTGTCTTAGCCTTAACCTCTTGCCCCTTTGCACTTGCTGCCAGGAATATCTGGTCAATTCGCATGAGCATCTTCACCTGCCAGGCATTGAGCACAGTGCCCGTCATTCGCCTGTATGCATCGACTTCCGTGTAAGTGAGCGGGTTGTAGCCGAATCCATTGTGTGATCTGGATGCATTCAGTTCCTGGAAGATTCCAAAGAGGTACGCATCGTGCAGTGGGAATGGCGGCTCACGTTCACTGCGTGGCAACCGCGATGCCCTTCGGTTCACCTCAATCATCTTCGCAGAGGTACTGTCCCCTTCGAGGTCGCCGCGCAGCGCACTCACCATCAGCTTGTTGCTTACGGCGAACTGCCAGAAGCACCAGTCAACAATTTTTTTTCGCTGTCCTCCACGACATCAGCCGGAACATGCCCATTGAGTGTTCCTTCAGGTGCGCCAAAGTTGGTCAGATCAGACACAAACTCAAGCAGCTGACTGCGCACCCACGGCAAGCCGTAGAGCCACTCCATATTCACCGGCGTACAGACGAGCGGTGCCCCATCGCGATCGATGTGTTCCCATTCCCTTGTGACTGCCATGTAGCACCGCACGCGATGCGCTTCGAATTTCTCTATGTCATCTGACTGCACCTTCCCGGCATCGCGCTGGCGGCTCACGATGCGCTCCACCTGCCAGGTGCGATCCATCTCCTGCCACCTTTTCGAAAGAGGCGAAGTCAGCAGGATTTTGGCAGGCTCATCACCGCCTATTGGCTCGCCGGTATAGGGATGCTTCAAGACGAGCCAGGCTGCGCGTTCCTGCCAGCTTTCAATCTCTTTTGAGAGTTGCCCGAAGTCTGCCATAGCTATGCCACCGTCATTCCGATAAGCGAACTGATGCCGGTATCGTATTGGCCGCGAAAGTCCACAGCACTTGCCATTGACCCGGCGCTATCACTTACCGGCGCATTCACTGCCAGCGCCTTTGGAATGTTGACTGTGAAGGTATCCTCAGCTGCGCCCTCGCTTGACTTGAGGATAAAAGTGAGAGGCGTGAGCGTGCCTGCAATGGCATCAACGATGAACGCATCGTCGCGGTAGTAGACTTCAGCAGTACCACTGACTCGCAGGTTCTTATTGATGATGTGATCTGCGCTGGCGCTGCCCCACGCATACTTCGGGTCAGCCTGATTGTCGAGCGTGAGTGATGCTGTAAAAGCGCCAGGCACTGACACCCCATCCCACGTAACTGTCGCCCCAGCGAAGCCGGTAGTGAATGGCGATTTGCCTGTAAGCGTGCCGATCGTAGCCGTGCCAGGCATTGCGCTGCCAACGGTCTGCGCCAATCCAAAGATGTCGTAATTGACTGACACCTTGTCATTGAGCGGCATATCCATCGTGGCTGATGCCACTTCACAGCCAGTGAAGATCAGGTAGTCGTCCCCTGTACTCAGTTCCATCTTGGCGACAATCGTGAAGAAGTAGCCCGGATCAGCATCGGCGACAATCGCACCGCCTGCCCATGCAGCCGCGTGCAGCCACGCCCTCAGCAAGTCCTGCTGCCCCTGCTCATAATTGAGCACTGTGGGAATGCGCAGCCGCACAGCCCTGCTGCCACCTACCGTGAACGACTTCATGCGAGTGCCGTCATACACATCAAACTCAGTGGGAGTTGATTCATATGAGAGGCTGATGCCGTCGAGGAATGGCACAGCCGCATATACGCCTGTAGTTGGGGCAGTCCCGCGCACAGTCTCACGCTGGATGCCTATGATCGTGTTCGAAAGTAATGCGGGATCTGGCATTGGTGCTCCTTAGTTAAAAGGGCGGACAAGCAAGCCTCGTGACCATCACATTGTTTGCATGTCCGCTGAATGTACATCGCTCAACCAACTCTAGAGTGCTATGTCTTCGATAAACTCAAATGGGAACAGGAACGCTCGCCCGGCCCATTGCTGTTCGAAGGCGGTATCGTTCGGCCCAAGCGATTCCCTGAAACGTATGCCATCGCCAAATGACCGGCGCTCGAATGCCGCGCGCAGCGCATCACTTGCCGCAATCAGCAGCGCATCGCCTGCATTCCGTGGTGCAAATACCTGAATGGCGAGTATGCCAATCGTCGTGTTTTGCACCGTGCCCGCACTCCACGTGAAGGCAGCTGTGG